ATGACTGCCATGTCTGCCCGCATCGCATCCGTAGACACCGCAGTCGCACCTCTCACCATGGAGGTTCCGGCCGCTGCAGTTCGCATTCCTTCCGATCACCGCAAGCACCACCCGAACGCAATCCAGGCTCTCGCCGAGGACATCGCCGTCCATGGCCAGCGTCAGCCCATCGAAATCGTTCGGGAAGGGAATGGCTACCGCCTGATCTTCGGCGCGCTTCGCCTGCAGGCGCATCTTCATCTTGGCCGTCCCACGGTTCCGGCGGTAATCAAGGAAGCTGATCAGTTCGTTTCCGAGGCAGCCATGCGGCTCGTCTCGATCTCGGAAAACATGCTGCGCAATCCGCTGACGATCCTTGATCGAAGCGTTGCGATTGCCGATTGGTGCGCAATCTACCGGGCCGCACAGCCCCGGCTTAAGCCCGGCCCGAAACCGGCGAATTCAGTGCAATCCGAATTGGGTGCAAACTTTGCACCGAATTCCGACGAGGCGTTTCAGGCCCAGAGCGAAGCCTTCTCCGCTTCATTTTCCGACGCGGCGAGCGCCTTTCTCAACATCTCCCGGAGGAGCGTGTTCAACGCTCTGAAGATCGCCTCGATCCCGGCTCTGCAGAGAGACCGGATAGCCCTTCATGCCTTGGCGAACAATCAGGCTGAGCTTTACGCTCTCGCGCAGATTGGTGAGCCGGTCCGGCAGATCAGCGTCATCGATCTCATACTGTCGGAACGCGCCTCCTCGGTTGAGGACGCCATCGCTTTGATCGACGAACGTCCCCGCAATGCTCCCGCGAAATGGGAGCTGATCAGCCAGAAATTTTCGCGGATGGCAGAGCCCGATCAGGATCGGTTCTTCGACCTGAACGAAGCTGCGATCACCCGCTGGCAGGCGAAGCGAGGCCGCAAATAATGGCGAAGCGCGACGCCTTCACGGTCGATCTCTTCAAGGACTATCAGCCACAGCAAGTCGTCGAGCGGTTCGCTGACGATCAGGTGAAGGCGTGGTCCATGGCGGGTCGGTTAGCGAAGGCGATCGCGTTGACCATGGAGGAAAGCGGCCTGACGCGCGAGGAAATCGCCGCACAGATGTCGGAGATCACCAAATCTAACGTCTCGAAGGCCACACTGGATGCCTACGCCTCCCAGGCGAAGGAACAGAACCAAATTCCGGCCACGCGGCTCGCCGCACTGGTCACCATCACCAACGATGCGCGCCCATTGAACGTGCTTCTCGAAGAGGCAGGGCTGATCGTCGTTCCCAAGAAGTTTGAGGCGCTTTTGAAGCGTGAGCGTGCCCGCGAACTGCGAGCGTTGCTCGAACGCGAGGAGCAAGCTGCCGATGCACAATGGAGGGCAAACCGTTGATCATGTTTAGAGACATTGCGGGTCTGTGGGCCATCGTCCTCTTCTTCCTAGGCGTCTACGCCTGGGCGGATATCGTGTCATTTGTTCTCGTAGCCGGGAGGGTCATCCATTGATGACTGTTCTCGACCACGCCGCCCGCCCGTCGATTTTCGAAGTGGCCATTTATCTCTGGCTCTTCTGCGGCGGCGCCACCATCGCAACGTACCTACTCGAACTCTGGCTGGTGACGCGGCAACGCAGCTTGCTCCTGTCGAGCTGCCTCTTCGGGACGTCCGTCCTAACAATCTACACCCTTGTTTTGATCGTTTACGCAGGGCTCTCAGCATGAAGGAATGGCTGACAGCACGTGAGATCGCTGCGGAAGCGCTACCTGACCTCCCGAATACTGAGCGCGGGATGCAACTCGTTGCGGAACGCAGCGCATGGGATACCCATCCAACCTACGCCCGAGCCCGAAAGGGACGCGGAGGCGGTCTCGAATTCCATTATCGTCTTCTGCCGACGCTGGCACAGATCGCCTACGTTCAGAAGCACATGACGGTTGGCGCCTCGCCTGCCGAACCGAAGACCATTGTCGTCGATGCGCCCATCATTGCCGGAAAAGCTGGCGAGGAGCGTGACGCGCGTCTCGCCATCATGGCGGCATTCGAAACATTCTCTCGCGGTCTCCGGCTGAACAAGCAGGCCTGCATCGCCGTCTTCTGCGATAAGTATGAGATGGGCTCGATCAAGATCGACGCCTGGGTCAAGGTACGCATTCCGACCGTTGGGCGCCGGACGCTTTGGCGTTGGCTGAGCGTCAAGGCCTGCGGGAAGATCGAGGCGCTCGCCGTCGATCGCAGCAAAGCGCGGGCCGGCAAAGGCATCCTTGAGACCGCCTACAACGGCGCCGTCAAATCCTTCATTCTCGCATGGATCGCCACCAATCCGGCGCTCGCCGCCGACGCCATCCGAGGTTATGTTGAGGACGAATACGGCAAGGAATTGCTCGACGCGAACGGAGAGCTGAAGGAACTGCCGCCGCTGCGGACCTTCCAGCACTTCATCAAGGGTTTGAAGGCCTCTGAAAAGGTCGTTCTGACCGCCATCACCAATCCCGATAAGTATCGGTCGACCATGAAGCTGCGCGGTACCGGCAGCTATCAGTGGATCACCCGCGCCAACGAACTCTGGATGATCGACGCTTCACCAGGCGATGCGATGCTGATCGACGGTCGGCACTCGATTTATGTGTGCATCGACGTCGCTACCCGCTGGATGACGATCACGGTCACCAAGACACCGCGCGCCTCGGCAGTCGGTCTCCTGATGCGCAAGGCCATCCTTCGGAGCGGCATCTGCAGCACGGTAAAGACGGACAACGGTTCCGATTTCGTCGCCAATGAGACCAAACGCCTGTTTACGGCGCTCAACATCGATCCGCAGACGTCCCAGGCCTTCACGCCGGAAGAAAAGGCTTTCGTCGAGCGCGCCATCAAGACGGTCCAGCACAGCTTCTTCACTCAGCTCCCAGGCTATATTGGCCACAACGTCTCCGAGCGAAAGGCGATCGAGGAACGGAAATCGTTCGCCCAGCGCCTGGGCGATGTCGAGATCGAGACCTTCTCCGCATCCGTCACCGCCGAGCAGCTCCAGCAGCAGCTCGACGACTGGCTGGAGCACAAATACCACCATGACCAGCATGGCGGTCTGTTCGGGAAAACCCCGGCCCAGGCGGTCGCGGAAAAGACCGATGTGATCCGCCGGGTCGATGAGCGGGCTCTCGACGTTCTGCTTATGCCGGTTGCCGGCAAGGATGGCATGCGCCGGATGACGGCCCAGGGCATCAAGATCGACGAGAACTACTACATCTGCAGCTCGATCTTGCCCGGTACCGACGTGTTCGTCCGCCTCGATCCGATCGACATGGGCAAGGTTTACGTCTTCGACCTGAAGGACGGACGCTTCATCGACGAGGCGATCTGCCCGAAACTCTCCAACATCAACCGGCCGGCCTTCGTGAGAGCGAAGAAGCAAGAGTTCAACGCCATGGTCGCCGACCGGACGCGCGGGATCAAGGCCGACGTGCGGGCTCTGCAGAAGGGACCATCCGGCATCGAGCGCACCATCCGCCTTGCCAAGACGCGGTCGGCCGAACGCGAGGAGCAGAACGCCAACGTCATTCCCATGCCGCGCCGCGAAGAGCAGCACTCGACGCCGCAGATCTCTGCAGCCCTGGATGCGCTCGGGTCCGGCGACAAGCCAGCGACGTTCGAGCTGACGCCCGCGCAGATGGAAATGCATGCCCGCATCGAGCGCGAGCTGGCGCTGCAGCCGATGTCGGCTCCGGAAGGCGCGACCCCTATCCGCAAGGAAGAAACCCCGCAGCAGCGCTTCCAGCGCTGGCTTGAGGTCGACCAACGCTATCGCGCCGGTGAGCCGGTCGACGGCGAGCTGCTCATCGCGCTCGGCGAATACAAGGCCGGCGTCGAATGGAAGGTCCAGATGGGGATGCGGGAAACATTCGGCGATCAGGCGCCGGTTCTGCGTACCTGAAACGAAATACCCGCCGGCGGCAACCGGCGGGCACATCGGAAATGCTTACACACGAAGGAAGTAATTCAATGAACCAGAATGTCAATCCACCGGTCGGATTTGGAACTGTCGCACCGCTGAAAAATGTTGCCGCTGCGTACAGCGTTGCCCTGAAAATCATCGATCGGCCGGCTGGCGTCGATGGCCTTGGCCTCTTCTATGGCCCCTCCGGCTACGGCAAGAGCAAGGCCAGCACGTTCGTCCAGAACAAGACGTCGGCCATCTATCTCGAAGTCTTCGACTTTTGGACCAAGAGGACGTTTTGCGAGGCTCTGCTCGCCGAGCTGGGCGTCGACAAGCCGAAGGGCACCATCGCCGGCATGATGATGCAGGCGCTTCGCCTCCTGCAGGACGATCCCAACCGCCTGATGATCATCGACGAGGCGGACAAGCTGGTCGACAAGAACATGATCGAACTGGTGCGCGACATCTACAAGGGTGCCCGCATCCCCGTCCTCCTGGTCGGCGAAGAGCTGCTGCCGCAAAAGCTTGCCCGTTACGAGCGATGCGAGAACCGTGTCACCGCCTACGGCATGGCCAACCCGTCTGACATCGACGATGCGCGGGCACTCGCGGCGATCTACCAGCGCAACCTGACCGTCCGCGACGATCTGCTGGCCGAGATCGTCATCAAGACGAAGGGCGTCGCCTCCCGCATCGTCACCTCGCTTGCTGAGATAGCGCAGTTCTCCCGTGCAAACAGCCTGACGGAGATCGGCCTGAAGGATTACACGGGTTCGTTCTTCACGGGCCAGGCGCCCCGGAGGGCTCGCTAATGTCGGCGGTCAACCTTCTCGTTCAGGGGGTCCGGCCAGTAAGGGCCGGAAGAGATTACTTCTGGCAGAAGCTGCTGGAAGCATCACGCGACGGCGGCAGCGCTACGGTGAAAGAACTTCGGGGCGTATGCGATCCAGGCCATGACGAGGCGCTGCGCTCCTTCCTGGCGCGGATGTATGATGCCGGCCACGTCGAACGTCTCGACGATCGGCCGCCTTACCGATTTCGTATATCGAGCCCCCAGCGGGATTGCCCGGTTATCAGCGGTGACGGAAAGCCGTCGCTGAAAGGGCGGGCGCAGCAGCAGATGTGGAATGTCATGCGCCGCGCGCGCCTCGGTTTCACAGTCGAGCAGCTGATGATCGACGCCACCACCGACGATGTCGTCGTCGGATTTGAAACCGCCATCTCCTACCTCCGCCTGCTTGTTAGAGCGGGCGTGGTGAAGATCACCAGCAACGGGCGTAAGCCTGCTGACAGGGTCTTTGTCCTGACAGGAAGCGGCAACACCGGTTCCAAGGCACCCCGCCGGATGCGGGCGGCGTTCATGTACGACCCTAACACCTGCTCTGTCCTAGGCGAAGTTGTGGCCGAGGAGGAACGCTCATGATGCGCGGACCTCAAGCCGGCCGGCCGGCCGTCGACCACATCGCGAAAGCCACCGCCGCGCACGGCGGCAAGCTGCCCGATTGGGTCCAGGTGCTCGCCGAGGCCTGTCAGGGATCGAGCCAGAGCGCGATCGCCAAGAAGCTCGACTATTCGGCGGCCGTCGTCAGCTCGATCCTGTCCAACACCTACCGGGGCGACGTGTCCCGCGTCGAGCTGATGGTTCGCGGCGCCCTGATGGCCGAAACCGTGCCGTGCCCGGCGCTGGGCGATATCGCCCGCAATGTCTGCCTCGACTGGCAGGCCAAGCCCTATGCGGCGACCTCATCACATCGGGCCGCCATGTACCACGCCTGCCGAAATTGCCCTTTCAGCCGCATCGCCGGCTCCAACCCAACGGGAGATGACGAATGAACACCAGCCCAATTTCGAACCAGCTCCGCCTCGTGCGGCGCGAGTTCGCCGAGTTCCGCCACGGCGGTGTGGTCCTCACCAGCGAAGATGCCGAATGCTTCGTCAAACGCCTCGACGGGATCATCCTTGACGCCTTGAACCTCGAAGCTGCGGCAGACGCTCGTCGCTGGGAGCGCGAGCACGATCGGCTGATGACGCCCAGCAGCGTGGTGGTTCTCAGCGCATTTCGCAATGACCCGAAGATCGTGCCGCTGTTTCCCGGTCGCGGTCCGACCCACCGCCACGGCCGCTCGTAAGCGGTCTTCGCCCCTCTTTCAAACCAGTTTCAAAGGACATTTCTGATGGATAACGGAGTAGCAATCTTCGAAGAAAAGCCAGCCGAAGGCATTACGATTTTGAACGGCCGGAAGTTCATGATCAACTCCAAGGGTGGCTTTGATCCAATCGATAACGTCAAGGCGCAGCACAAGCTCGAAGACCAGACGGTGCGTGGCGTCATAGCCTTCGCAAAAGACCTGTCGGCCCAGATCGCGCGCTTCCGGGAGCACTCGTTCGCCGATCTCGCAGCGCTCGATGCGCTGATGGCGGAAAAATACGGCGCAAAGATCGGCGGCGCCAAGGGCAACCGCACGTATCAGACCTACGATAGCCTGATGAAGATCCAGGTGCAGGTTGCCGATCAGATCGCCTTCGGGCCAGAGCTTCAGGTCGCAAAAAGCCTGATTGACCTGTGCCTGACGGAATGGTCCGCCGATAGCCGCCCCGAAATCCAGTCGATCGTTACGAAGGCCTTCAACACGGAAAAGGAAGGCCAGGTCAACCGCGCCGATGTCTTCATGTTGCTCAAGCTGGAGATCGCCGACGAGCGCTGGCAGAAGGCCATGGAGGCGATCCGTGATGCGATCCGCGTCACGGGCTCGAAAGAGTACCTGCGCTTCTACGTCAGGTCGCGCCAGGAAGAAGGCTGGACCGCAATCACCATCGACCTCGCGAAGGCTTGAGGTGTTGTAATGACGGACCTCATCGACTGCATCAAATATATCCAGGACGGCCGGAAAACGCTTCCGGCCGGGGGCGCCAAAACATATCAGGCGCGCGAACAGGCAGTGAAAAAATTGTCTGAAGCGATCATCCGAGATTTGCCGAAGGCAAGGATCTCGGAGCGTTGGGATGGCGCCAAAGTCAGCATTCTTGGCGTTCGGGCATCTTCCACAGGAGGGATCGACGGCACCCTCACGAACTGGATCACTGCAGCCCGGCGCCAGCTCGACAAAACCGGCTTCATCAGCTCCTCCGGCGAAAAGGAGAATGTTCGATGACGTCAATTTCATTCGAGGCAATCCTCGCGACATTGATTGAGGAATACCAGTTCGACGGCCATGAGGTCGTCGAGCAGGAGGGCGTGTATTTCGCGCGCCTGGTGGTCATCGAGGGAAGCGGCGTCACGGTCATTACCGATGTCAATCTCACGCGGATCGCAGACGCAATCGTCAGGCGGGCGGCATGACCCGGCCAACACTGAACTATCGTTCCAAAACCGAAGCGGTCATGGCGCTGAAGGCTCAAGGCCTCCGCGTGGACGCAATCGCCGGCAAGATCGGCAGCACCGTGAAGAACGTCGAGACGATGGCCCGGTACGCCCGTCGTCGTGGCCTTCCGCTGCCGGTAGAAGTGATTGAGACGCTGCTTTCCGACGACGTGCATCAGCGTCTGATCCCGCAGGCTCGCAAGCGGAAGATCACCGTTGACCGGCTGATCTTGCAACTCATCACGGCGATCGCCAACGACAACATGGTCGATGCTGTCCTCGACGACAGAGGTGCCGCATGAACGATCATCTCAAGCCGGCTGGAGTTACTGGCGATGCGATCCAGCATCTCGATGCTGCGGTCAAAGCCCTGTCCCTGGAAGCATGCCGGGCCGACGATCCGAGTGACATGAGCCCCGTCGATCATTTCACGATCGCAGAAGATCTGAAGCGGATTGATAGCGCGATCGGTCCGAAGGGCGAGAGCATCTTCGCCAAGATCGCCGACAGCATCCAGGAAGCCTATGTCGAGATCCTCGCAGCACGTAACGCGCTGGTAACCACGTCAGCACTGCAGCACCAGGCGGCCGAGGGGTCCACACTTCCCCCAACCGCCCTTGGCAACCATGGTTCGGCGCTCTCGCATCCGAACATTCATATTATCGCCCGAAGTGCCACAGGTTTCACCCCTGCGTTTTCAGGGGTATTCCCAATGCCACCCGCGATCGACGGCGGCAGGTTCGAGGAATGGTCGCTCGCTGACTTCGCCGGTCAATGCCGCATGCAGTCACGGGAGCAACTTGACCCGGAATTCTCGCAGTTCATGGCAGAGCTGTCGAAACGCCTCGCTGCCCTGGCAGAACCAGCCCCCCAGATAGGGCCGAAAGGCGGTGTGGCGTGATCAGGAGTTGCAGTTCAAACCTTATATTCCTCCCGAAGGTCGCGGAGACCGGAAGAGAAGCGATCAAGATATTCGGCGAGCGTCTCCAGAAATCCTCTGGTGATCATAGCATCTTGAAGCAGCATATTGAGGATCTCGGCCTCAGTGCGCTTAGCGACGAGTTGGAGCTGGATATAGCCCTCGTAACCACCCCACAGTTTTGCCAGCTTCTCGCTCACATCAATGATTCGGGCATAGGCGTAGGCCGTTTCGCCGTCATAGAGAGGCAGCGCTTCGCTGAGCGGCGGCCGGTTCATAAACGTCAAAAGATTCGTGATCATCTTCTCGTATTGTCGCGGGTTTTCGTAGATCTTTTTCCTGATCGCCCGGGTGTCGGCGGGGGCAAACGCACGACACAGCGCATCGATATTCTCGATGATGGGCGGCAGCTCATCAAGTTGCGGATCGACCGCCCGGCTAATCCTCAGGCGGTCCGCCCGAAGGCCCAATTGGACGAGCTCCCGATGCCGGGCCTCCTGCCGGGCATCGGTCCTCTCCATGACCAGGATCGTCATAGTCGCGGCTGCTACGGCGGCCAGACCGGTAAAGAGCGTCTGGAAATCGTAAATCGCGTTTCGCCATGGGTCGCCGCCCTTGCGATCATCAAATTTCGGCGCTTCACCGAACAAAATCGGCAGCACGACGGCGGCCAGCAATGCAAAACTCAACGCGCCCAAGATTGCCTTGCGGTTCGACATTTCAGCCCCCCTGCGCCCCAGCAGCACCTAACCTTTTCACGCACTTCGACGCAAGTGAGGCCAGGCAAAATACGCCACCTTGAGACACTTCTCTGCCTCACGCCGTCGCTCGCATGGAAGGAGGATGACAATGCGTAGTACCTGGTTCGACGCGGCGGCGAAAATCATCGACGAGGTCCATCGCTCTCTGCCGACCGAGGCGGACCTCGCGACCCGCAAACGAGCCCTGCGCGAAGCACGGCCGAGCGGCTTCGTCTCGACGAGCTGGGGCCGGAAGGTCTGGCAGAAAGCTCAACGGCAGTACCTCCAAAAGTTTGGCCTGAAGCCTCGCGGTTCCGCGAAGCTCCCTCTCTCGCCCCTCGAAAAGCTGATACAGCGCAACGGAGGCACGAAGTGACATCTTCCATCGCAGCCATTCATATTGCCAAGAACCAGCTCGGCCTGGATGACGACACCTACCGGGCGAAGCTCGTGAACATCACGGGCAAGCCGTCCACAAAGGACATGTCGGAAGACGAGCGGCAGCTTGTCCTGACCGTCCTCCGCAACGACGGTTTTAAGCCAGTTCAAACGGCTCGCCGTCCGGATGGTCGCTTGCGCCTGTCCGGCAAATACGCCCGCAAACTGCAGGCACTTTGGATAGCCGGCTGGAACCTCGGCATTGTTCGCAATCGCGAGGATGCGGCCCTTGAGGCATTCGTCAAGGGTCAGACAGGGCTGAGTGCCGAGCGCTTCCTCCATCATGCCGAAGACGCGCGCAAGGTTATCGAGGCCCTGAAAAAATGGATGGAGCGCGAAGGCGGCGTCGATTGGTCCGATGACGCCAAGATGGCCTCCTATCTGCGCAGCGACGGCTACCGCATTGCCCGCGCTCAATGGGCGGTCATCAATCCCAAAAGCCCGAATGATTTCTGGCCCGTCGTCACAGACCTGGTCAACCAAACCACGTTGTTTCGAGACCTCACCGATCCGCAGTGGATCACGGTGATGAACTATTTCGGGAAGCAGATCCGCAAGGAAAAGCCGAAGGCGGTGCAGGCATGACCCACCCGCATCAGGTCACCGATCGGGCGATCCTCCGCTATCTGGAGCTGGTCTACGGCTTCAATTCCGAGTTCTTCCGGAACCGCATTGCGGTCCTGGCCGAGCGCGGCATCAAGGAAGGCGCGACCGGCGTCATCATCGAAGGCGTCAAGCTCGTGATCCGCGACAGCCGCGTCGTCAACGTCACCGAAAAGCAGATCCCGTCATGTGCACGGTGGAGCATCCAGGAGCCCGCCGACTGATGGCAACCGCGCTCCCGCTCTTCAACTGGCAAAAACAGGCGGAGCCTATCCGGCTGCAGGGCGACCGCGAGCAACTGCTCGTGCGCATCGCCAAGCTGCGGCCGCATGCTCACAAACGCCTGGCGCTGGAAGAGCGGGTGCGGCAGATCACGCTTCGGCAGATCGAGCTTGAAAACGAGCTGTTCGGCAGGGAGTGCTCGCAGTGACCGAACTCCCTGGCATCCTCGCCGACATCGCGGATATTGCCGGCCCTGAAGCCGCTTTGAAGATCGCTCAAAGCCATGGCGGCACCCGTGTTGACCTTCCTCCGCAGGCCAAGGAAGGCCACTGGTTGACCGATTTGGTAGGCTTCGAGGTCGCCGACAAGATCTGCCGGGGGCTTGCGGTCATCGACGCCGACGATCGCCGCGTGGGATTGCAGCGGTGCGTCATTCCGCGTGGCGCCGCTTCCCTCCTCAAAACTGCTCGCCGAAAGGCAGCCGAGGCTCTTGACGCGGGCAAGAGCGTGCGCGACGCTGCTCGAATATCGGGCTTGCACGAACGCACGATATTTAGGATGAAGGCCGAA